AAATTCGTTTAGCTCAAAAACATCTGAAAAAGCAACTGTGGTTGGTGAGTCCTCGTAGTAAGGAACAACCAAGCGATTAGAAAAGTAATATCCAAATGGAGCATTAGGGCAGACAAAGTCAACTGAAGTATCTGATGATGTTGGAGGTAAATCTATCACCCCTTGCCCACTAACATTACCATCAAATGTCCTAGGTCTATTGTCTTTGCAAAATAAAATGATTTGATCGAAAACTTGCAGACCAAAAACTTCGTCATCGTCTCCATATGGATCTGAAAATTGTTCGTTTATTTGCGATTGAGTTTCCCATCTGTAATCAATTTCGTCCCACTTGTCTGCATTCTGTTCATACCTACCAATTCGAATTGCATTCTCTCCAACTCCGAGCAGTTTGTCATTAGTGACAACAATGAGATCCTCACGATTATCAACTGGATTTAAAAATTTTACCAGTGCCTTCCCTCCACTAATATCTGCAAACTTCTCCAGACCTTTGCGTGAGGAAATCACACCTTGATCAAATCTTACATTCTCTGCTTCCTGTACAAATCCAGCTTGAAGCATAGTAGGCTCAGTTTGCTGATCTAGTCCACGAAAAGCAGGATCTCCATCCTCAACAAAGGGATCATCTAATTGACCATATGATCTGAACTTAGCCACTTTTCCTCCAAGAATCTAGAATCTTGTCGATCTTTAGTTCAATGGAATCTAGTCGCTTGATTAGTGTTTCATTTTCTTTTGTGTTAGTTGCAAGGTCTACTTCCAGCCTATTTATTCTTTTGCCATAGGAGTCGAGTCTGTGAAAAATACCTTTCATCACAAATCCACCTACTGCAAAAAGCATAGCAGACACACATTGAAGTGCATAAAATATCAAGTTGTTTGATTCCATTTTTTTTCAGTTTTTTTCGCACGATAATGCGAGTAAATCATTGGAACCAAAAACCATAATCCCAACCCAATAACACATAATTTTAACACTCCATAGATTTCGTTAAGCACACCATCGAAAAACCCATTTTCTTTTGCTTGATCAAGTTTTGCATCAACTACCTTTTCAATAATAATGTTTTCCAGATTTTCTTCTGACACATCATTAGCGATAAGAGATCCTGCCATTGATCCTGCACCTGCTCCCAGTCCAGCCCCAACAGGGCCAGCCAAACTGCCTACCCCACCTCCTACAACCGCAAGAGATGGACTAATTAGCGATTTGGTTGAACACGCATTAGTCAACGCTAACAGTGAACCCACTAGTAGGAATTTTAAATATATCACCATTTTGGATATCAGCAGAAGTGTTTAATGATCCATAGACAAGTAGGTTTCCGCTTGTTGCCGAATCGTAAAGACCCACATGAGTAACTGTTCCCCAGTTCGACTGAGCATCATTAAATGTAAATGCTCCAGTGTTACTGGCAGATCCAGTTGAACCCACTACAAAATCACCTTGTCCAGTTGATCCACATTGTACTCTAGCGTAATTTGTCCCAGAGACCTCTGTGCCTCCACTGGAATCGCTTGGTGCTGACTTCAGTAAACCAATGTAAGGTTTAGTATTAAATGAGACATTAGTGCCTCCTAGTAATCCAGTAAGGACTTTTGTTTCTAAATAATCAGTTGCTTGTGACATTTAATTTCCTCCTATGCTGATGGTGCTTCTGGCCAGACTGGATTATTTGGCCATGTTTCTTGCTGAGTAATGTTTCGTAGTTGTTGACGATACTCTGCCCATTCTGCTTTTTTTTCAGCACTGAGTGCATTATCTGCCACTTGAGTCCAATCTGTATTTTTCAACAAATTATTTCTTTTGGCACGATGTTGTCCCTCCCAATTAATCTGCCCCATATTTACAGAAAATTGATTAATTGGTGAATTTGCTAGTGCAACCTCTGGATCAATATTTTGAATAGTCATTGTCTTATATAATTTGGAATGCTTTTTTTGCTGGCAAATCAGTGGATGGAGTTACACCCCAGAAAACCCAACCTCTATAATTTACCTGCGTTGGGGCTTCTCCATTATTACCATGTGAATAGATAATGAAATTTCTTTCGAATGGATCTACACCATTGTGACTACCAATATTGCCACTTAATGTATGTCTATCAAACCTCTCTCTACAACCGAGCAATGTTGTGTATCTCATAACATCTTGTGAAACTGGATCGTTATCGTGCAAAACCATCGAGTTAGCTTGTTCAAATATAAATGCTGGTGGATTATTATTTATATAACCACTAGGCAAAGAATAGTTAGATTCCATTATGAATGGCCCTCTATCAGATGCTTGGGTTCCAGCATATTGATATGCATGAACAAACTGAAAAGTTCCTCCTCCTAATACAAATCTAGCAACATTGAATTGCCCACTAAATAAAACTTCATTCCTTACATATGCTAATCCACCACCAGCAATATTATGCAAGGGCTGGAAATATAAAGGATTAGTAAGGTTGTTTTTTATTTCTAATGGATTTGCCTCATTGTAAAATGTTGAGGCCGAATTATAAAATATTGCTCCACTAAAGATTACATCTGTGCCAAATTCGATTGCTACACCATTATTCAATAATGTGTAACCTCCCTCAAAAACCTCAAATAAATTACTTACATTACTTGGATTTCCATTTACACAAACATGTAAATCTTGGATGTACAATTGCCCACGAATTTGACAGACAGGTAAAGACCCTAGACTAGTAATAGTCCACTTTGGTGTACCACCTTCTCCTATAAAATATTTACCACAATAGCGTTGATCCATTTTAGGAGTAAAAGTCGCATCAGTAATATCAGTTTCAAAACGAAAATCTACAATTCCATGATGTCCATTATGATACTTGAAAAGATAATCTTCAGCAGTTTGCACATTTGCAAAAGATCTTGTAATTCGTGTTCTCAAACCTTGAAGTTTGTAGTCTGCTTTTGTCGAAGAGTCAGTAGATCCAGTTGAGCTATTTAAAACAATCTGCAAAGTAGGTTGCCGATTAGTAATAATAAGACCATCAGTTGTGCTTCCTACTGAATTAGCTAGGTGACCTGCACCATCAGCATTTGCTGAATATGTAAGATTGGCACTCGATCCCCTAATATCTCCAGTGGAAAACCCTAGTCCATCGTCAGATGTAAATGTGACTTGTCCAGTCGCTGAGTCGTAACTACCTCCAGTAAATCCTAGACCATCAGTTCCATCAGTTCCATCAGTTCCATCTAAACCATTTGTGCCAGTACCATTAGTTCCATCAGATCCATCAGTACCTTTTTGAGCAAGCAATCCCCAGTAAGTGGTATTCGTTGGTGCATTACCAGTAGACGATTGCTTGGCAATATATGATGACCCATTGTAGAAAACCACATCATCTTTTACATATGCAGTCGATCCAGAATAGTTTCCCCTGTAATCAATATGAGGTACTCCAGTAACATTTCCAGTTACATTTAAAGTTCCATCTACTTCTACACCAGAAGTAGAAATCTTTAGTGCTGATGAAGTGCCTTCTCCATCCTCCACTGTTGACATTGAACTGGTTACTCCAGTGTTATTATTAGTGGACACTTGTAATAGATCTTTATAAGTGTCTTTGATTGCTCTTCCTTGCAAGGTAGCCATATTTTTATCCCTCCCAGTTTATATTCTTGGTTTGCCATTGACTAGTATCGGCATCCCATAAAAGTTGTGATTTAGTAAATGTAATTTGATTGGTTGAAAAATTAATTTGTGGACTTGTAAGACCTTCATGCAAAGTCCCCCCAGCATTACCCCAGTCGACATCTGCATTTTGCCATTGGAGCGTACTTTCGTATCCTGCTGATCCTGCTGATAGTCTAAACCCAAATGATGATGATGCATTCCTGTTATGCACTTGTGCAGTAAATGCGTCTTGTTGGTCTGGTGAATCCCATAGGACATCTGCATTCTCCCAAAGAAGATCTGATGTCCATGTTGCAGTGCCAACGACCACTTCAAAAGTAAGTCCAGTGCTAACATTTTTATTATGAATAAGGAATGAACTAGACCCAGCCCCAAAGCTAATGCTTGCAGATGCATTTCTAAAAACTGCATCGTATTGCTTACCTTCAATTTGCCCTTCAATGTTAGCATAGATTGTAAAAAACTTAAATTCACTGGTACTTGTCCCTGTCTTTAATTTAAATATTTCAAATTCTACTTTTTTTTTTAAGTCGAATGTGATATCTACATCGACCCCTCTATGGTAAAGAGTAGCTATTTTTTCATCTGTGGGTTCTGTATATACATTACCTTTTACAGTAACCCTCCTGTAGGGTTCAGAGAAAATGGTTCCAGCCTGCCCACGGTCTTGTTGATGATTTAATTTATCAACTTCTCTGACTAGCAAATCGAGGGCTTGCAAGTCTTGTAACTGTGCTTTCTCATGCTGCCCATCTGCCACTAAAAACGAACGATAAGCATATGCTTTTATTGCAGGTGCTAAGAAATTTAAAACTGGATTATCTGGAGTATTCTCAGAATATTCTGGTGCTTCTTTACGGTAACGCATCCAGATAAAATTAACTGTTTCTGGAGTCTCTACATATATACCCTCGGCACCTTCTACCCAGTTCAATGGAGTTGTATCTTCATACCGTGGATCTTCAGTGTGAGCGGAAATCATTGTACCAATGACATTCTTGCCTGCTTGCGCGTAATTGATAACACGCTCAAATTTGGTTTCAATCTCCATGAAATAAGTGCCATTCAGTGGGGTTATTTCATCTACAGAATAATTAACACCTTTTAGTCCGCTAGGAGTTTCCCCATTTAATTGCTTAATGCAAAGATATGTCTTTTCTTCATACTCGATTTTTGCACCAACATAATAAACTCCATCTTCTCTCCATTCTTCATTCAGATCGAAGTCACCTATCTCATGCCATAAAAACTCGTCTCTAGGATTTTTACCCTCTGACCATCTCCCATTTTGCTCTTCGTAGTCTTCCTGTTGCTCCTGCCATTGTCGTTCTGTCTCTGTATCTTCTCCCCATTTTCTCCAGTACCTACCTTTATAGAATACTTCGTCACCAATAACATAATCTTCTCCTTCATCCCACTCTGGTCTGAAGTATCTGATTTCTGTTACAGTGGCTTCTGGCCATGGGTAGTAATCCCAGACATACTTGCTGGCATCATTTACATATTCGCTAATCATGACCTTCTCATGCTCAAGAAGGTTACTAGGATCTATCCCAGCGATTGCTGCGATGCCTCGCTCAATCCTAGAATAAGGGATGCTACGCACCTCTATATCGCTAGTTTTGCTGACTTACTATTGATGGTGACTAAATCCCCAAACCGCTTTTCCAACCAGTTTAAAAAACTTTTATCTTTCCAACATTCGTAACCCAGCTTGCCTCCCCAAAAGTGATACACCTCTGGGCAAACTTTCATTCGCAATCTTCCAAATGGAAGGTTTTTCCGTTCTCCACCAGAGACCCTTTTCTCGGCCTCCATAAGCTTTTTTTGTTCACTCTCGGCTCCAGCAAGCTCGGCACGAAAGATATCTGCAAGACTACCCCAAATGTCTCCCGTAAGGTTTTCCTTACCTACAATTATTTCTTCCGTACCAAGCATTACTAGACCGAATGAATGAAACTAAATTAGCTCAGTTTGTATTTACCGTGATCCAGCCCACCAGAGTAGGATTTCAAGGAGAATACAGATTCGATGATCGAACGAGGACCACCTCCCAAATCTGGCAACTCACGAACGCTGGTCTCTTCAGCGTAGCAAGCTTCAAGCTGGGCCATATTAAGAATAAACAATGTTTTCTGCCCAACGCTTGCATCGAATGCACCACTACTCCGTGCATCATTTTCTAACCAACTCGATAGGTTTAAAGTTATGGTCCCAAAGTCAGATTCGATGATATCAACCGCAGCACTCAAACGACCTTCGTCAGTGTCTCTATTTGAAACGACAAGGTTGTTTGTACGAGGAGTAAACAAAGTGAAGTTAGAAATAGTTTTCTTAACTTGCGTACCGCAAAGACCGTAAAAGGTTTTGTCGGACTCACCAGTTTGCTCATAGATACTTTGAAGGATGTCACGAAGATCTTCTTCCTGTGCAGCAGCAGCACCAACAGTTTTAATTGATCCAGCAGGAGTGCGGAAGTCCGCAGGTACTGGAAGAGTGCTTTGTGCAGATGAACTGATCCATTTTCCCAGACCTCTGGTTTGATATGGAGCAGAAGAAGTTTCCTGTGCAGTTTCCTGTGAAGAACAAAGAGTAGCCTCAATATCACGCTTATGTGCAACAAGTGCTTTAGCGATACTGTTTGCCATTTCCTTCTTGTAGCCAACTCCAGCAATGTCTGAAGTCATGTTGGCCAAGCGAGAAACTTTAGGCACCCGTCTTGCATACTGAAGATACACTGAACATTTCGTGCGATCATCATAATTCTCAAAATCAGCACTAGTGATATCAGCACCGTCAATTGGAAGATTGTCGCTAACTCCAGATGTGTAAGTTGCAGTTTGGACTAAGTTGTCTTTATGCTTGTCGAGCGGCCATTCAACGAATGAATTTTTTGGTGCAGCACCTTTTTTAACCGCACTCATAAACGGACAGGACTTTCTATCTACAATTGTCATCAGATCGCTGAGTGACTCCCGTTTAAGTGATTGATCTCTTTCTACTATTCCAGCCATGATAATTTTTCTCCTATAATTTTATAACAATGATTCGATGTATGAGGCTGCATCTTCTACCTGCCCAGAGGCTGCTTGTTGTAGGAGTGACTTTTTGTTGGTAGTTTTCTTACGAGTTACAGATGTTGCACGGGATGGCACTGGTGCCTTTGGTGCTACTGCCTGTTTAGTCGTTTGATGAGATTTCTTCGCATTGATTGCCTTAATTCCTTCAATTGCGTAAGCTACGGTAAGAACTGAAAACGGATCTTTCTCGTAATACTCTTTTATAAAAGAATTGGAATTTAAGACCTGCTGAATTTCTTGCATTTCTGGAGAGGACTTGTCCTTCATCCAGTCAAATGTCTGCATTGCAGTTTGTCGATTTTGGTCTCTTTGCTGAAGTCTTTGTGCTGCTAATGGAATGTTTTTTCTTAGATCACGATCAGTCTCAACCATGAGCTTTCTTGCCTGCTCATAATCAACATCATGCTCTGCCCCAGTAATATCGGTGTATTCTCCTCCATCTGGATTTTCCAATAACCATTCACGCAAATGCTCGGC